ATGATATTTTTGGTTATCGCTACTTCAATACTGGTGACAAACGTGCACAGTCAGCTTGGTTTAAATGGACCCTGCCTCATCACATCCAACATTTGTTTGTGCTAGATGACGAGTTGTACATCATCAGTAATGACAACAATCTTTTAAAGATTGCTTTGCAAAAACTTGATGCCTCTCGTGATGCTGTTGGTGATAACTTCTACGAAAACAACCTTGATGGTGGTTATTCAGTTCATCTCGACTCATCAGTGTCACTTACTGCAGGCTCTTACGACGGCACATACACCACTGTTTCACATACCTTTGTTGGTACTGGAACAAGAAAGCTTGGTGCAGTAAACCTTTCTACTGGTGAAGTTTTCATTGAAGACGAGACCCAACGTAGCGGTAACACCTATAAATTTAATGGTGACTTTGGTGGTGATACCGTTGTTGTTGGCTGGCTCTTTGAGCTAAATGTCAAACTACCTCGTATCTATGTCAAACAAAAAGCAGGAGAGATTACTACATCAGACATTACTGCATCGTTGACTATTCAACGTGTACATCTTCGTTTTGGTCCTGTAGGACAGATTCATGTAAAGCTAAAACGTTTGGGTAAGCCCCACATCGAAACAACGTATGAATCCACACCTATGGATGCTTATGATGCAGATGAAGCAACGTTTGTACCAGAGAAAACACAAACAATACCTGTTTACGAGCGTAATAAAAACTGTAATCTTGTACTAAAATCCTCGCACCCTGGACCTGCTCAGTTTATTTCAATGACTTGGGAGGGTGATTACACACCCATGCACCACCGACGTGTCTAAGTACATCCATCCAATTACAATGCAGGCTGCCTACGAGGTGGCCTGTAATCTCCTTCCAGAAGACTACAAAGAGGTTGTGGAAGGTCATGGACATGACCCTAAACGCAGCCTGCCACTAGGTGCTAAGTATGGTGACTCTGTTTACTTTACTGTGCCGAACGGTGAGCTTGCTGGATGTGCAGGAGTAAATCCTCAAGGAGCTATATGGATGCTCTGTACTCCTGCTATACATAAATATCCAATCACTTTCGCTAGAGAAGCGAAACGCTATGTAGAAGGTCGATCCGAAGAACTTCTTTGGAACATAGTTGATAAGCGGAACACCACCCATCTAAAGCTTCTCAAATTTCTAGGTTTTAAATTCCTTCGGGAGTTTCCCCATGGACCTAACAATTTAACCTTTATAGAATTTTGCCGTGTGCGAACCCGTTAGTGCAACCTTGGGGGTTCTGTCTGCCGCTTCAGGAGCTGCTAGTGCTATTGGTCAATACCAAAGTGCTTCTGCTCAGGCTGCTGCTCAGAACCGCTCTATTGCCAACAAAGCTAATCAAAGAAACCGACAGTACGAACTTGAGTCACTTCAAGGCGTAGCTGAATACAATACTGCAAAAATAGATGTTCAGCAAAAGCAAGACGAAGTAGGTCTTGAATTTTCTCGTGCTGCTTCTGAAGAACAGCTCAGAGAAGATGATGAGATCAACCAATACCTAATGCAAGACCAAGATCTAGCACTTAAGTTAATAGCTGGCGCTCAAGTAAACGAAGGCGGTCGTGCACGGTCAAGAGGTAAAAACGCTATGCTTGCTATTGGTAGACAACGTGGTTCTAACGTTGCTAACCTTGCTCGTGGTAGGATTGCTTCTAAGATTCGTCTTGACGATGCTCGTCGTAGAGCAAACAAACAACGCCAAAGCTTGTATGCTTCAGTGTCCAATCCGTATCGCCCAGGTCCCGCACCTAGTCAAGATATTGAGTTTGTCAAAGGTCCTTCACCACTGGGTCTTATTGGTGGACTTGCTGGTGCTGCTGTTTCTGGCGCTACTACATACAACCAATTTGCACCTGAATCCGAATGACATCATCTTATCAAGGATTAGCTGGCAACCGTAGCGCTGGAGCAGACCCAACTGCTGAGTTTCTTCCTGCACAACAGCAAGCTAATCAAAATCTAGTGAAAGGTATTGACAGACTTAACGAGTCTATCAATGCTAACGACGCCGCTCGTCTGGCTAATGCTAGGCAGTCTGGCGATACAATGAAAGCTTTGGGACAGTTGTCTGCAACCCTGGGTAAAGCTCTTGGTGCATACCAAACAGAGCAAATTAAAAAATACCAATCTGAAGCACAAGCTCTTTCTGCTATTGGCATCACTAATCAAGAGGAGCTTTTAGCAGCCCAAGAAAAGTACGAAGCTGAGCAAAAACGTACTCAAGAACAGCTAGACAGTGTTGCTGATAAAGCAGCAAAGGACGAAAAACCTTTTCATGTCCTTAACGGTATTAAAAAACTCAATGCTTACCACCTAGATGAGATTCAAAAGATCCAAGTAGCTGATACTGCTACTGAACTTACTACTGAGTTTAGGCAGTATTACGAAGAAAAGGGTGGCGCTAACATGTCACGTGCTGACCAAATGGCACTGCCTGGTCAGTTTTTAACTGATAACTACGACAGATTTAATGGATTTAGTCCTGGTTTTATCACTAAGTACGGTCTTCCTATTCTTAATAATTTTAAAAAAGAAGAGCGTAAGAACATTGATTTTCAATGGGCACAAACCACCAGTGCACAGACTGCTGACCGTGCTATCAACACACTGATTACTGATGGTAATTTGGGTAGTGCAGTTAACTCACTAGCAACCACTGTTGACTCTAAAGGTAAAGTACGTGGTCCTGCAGCAGCTTACAAATATCTTGTAGAAACTGTCTTGCCTAAGGCAGTTAAAGCAAACATTGTCAGCGTCACTGACATAAAGGAGATGTTTGAAAATAGTGAAATGCCTGGCATGAATGGTAAGACGTATGCCGATCTAAAGGGTATTGATATGAATACGCTGATCGAGACGGCAGAAGCTGACATCAACTCTGACTTTACTCGTAACGAAAAGACAAGAAATAATCAGTTTATTGCTGAAGAAAATGAGTGGATGGACACTACTAATCTTTCTACTTTGACTAACGATGATATTGAAAAACGTCAAAACCAGTTTGTCGAAACATACGGCAAACGTAGTACAAAGTTAGATCAATACAAACTTCACTTGACTGTTGATGCAGTACAGCTTAAAGAAGCTGACAAAGCAGCTCAACGCTTGATTGAAACCAACAGCCTAACTTCTGCACGTCTTAATAAACTGCCGTGGCAAATCCAGCAACGGTATGCTTCTGTTGCTGCGCTTACTGATAAAGTATCTGCTGATAACTACACAGTTCAACTTGACGCTATTAAAGATAGGGTTGAACAGAAAGCTAGTGTTACCCCTATGGGTACACGTGACCCAAGCGTAGGCATCGTTACTGCTAACTATCAAAGAAAGTTTCACGAAAATCTTCGTCAACAACTTGAAGCAGGTAATCCTAATGCATTGCAAGATGCACTGAGCATTACACTGACAGAGTTTAATACGTGGTCTGCTGACCCAGCTAACTTTAGTTCTAACGGTTACAACGTCTTTGCAGATGCTGCAACTGTACAAAACCTGCAAGCTAACGCACGTGTTGAACAAGAAAGGGTTAACAGCATTCTTCGTACTTACAAAGGCGATGCTTTGGATCAAGTAGGATTGGTTAACTCTACAATCCTTCGTAATGACGTTAAAAACTTTGGTCAAAAAGGATTTAAGCATCACCCACAAATCCAACGGATTAGTCGGATTTTACAAGTAGATCCGATTACAGCTACAAACAAAATGATTGAAGCATATAATGCCGCTAACCAAGCGCAAGGCAATCCGATCCCATTGATCTCATTGTCTCCTGCTGCTAAGGTTATTAGAGATGATCTTCCTCCACAAGCTAAAGCCTTGCATTTGGCTAACCAAGATCAGATGACACCTAAACTTTCTCTGCGGGTTGCATCTGCACTTCCTGGTGATTATCATTCCGAAATCGTGCCTATGGGTTTTGGCGAGATTATTAAAAAAGCTGCTGACAAACACAACATTCCTCCTAGTATTTTGGCTGGATTGTTGGAGCAAGAAAGTGGTTACATTCCTGAAGTTGTTAAAGGTATTCGCAAAAGCAAATCAGGAGCTATTGGTGTGGGTCAGTTTTTACCTAAAACTGCAGAAGACATGGGTGTAGATCCGTATGATCCTGAATCTTCAATTAACGGTGCAGCTAAATACCTTCGTTGGATCATGGATAATTATAATTACGATCTAAGGACTGCTATCTATGCTTACAACATGGGTGCACAAGGTGTTAAAGATTTTGGTATAGAAAAATTAGGCACTGAAGAACATGGAGAATATAGTCTCGAAAACTTTAACTACTACCCTGGGGTAATTGAAAGAGCTGGAAAATACGGTTATAAAGAAACCTTCCGCGACCCATCAATGATACGTCCTGCCTTCCGATAACACTAATGGCAAATGAATTTCTGGATGAGATTCTTAACGGTACGCCGGAGTTAGTAGAAGGAGCGATTGAAGCCTTAAATGCACAAGATCTAAATACTGCTAAACAAACAGAAGTATTAGAAGGTGCAGATGAGGTTGAAGCCGCTGCTGCTGTACAAACTCCTGAATCTCCACAACCTAGCAGTTCTACGGAACCTGCTGAACCTGCGGGGGACTCTGGACTACTGTCCGATCAGTTCCTCGCTGACGCAAACAAAAGTATTAAACATAGTCAAGAGGAAAAGCTTGCCATACCTTTTGGTGTAGCAGACTTTGCTGTTGACGCTGTAAACACAATCGGTAACGTTATTCTTCGTGATCCCGGTGTCAGTATTGATGACTCTGGTAATTTTCACTACAAGAAAGGTGCCGTCAATATCCCTAAACTGCCTAAGTTTGAAAGCGAAGTAGCACAAGTTACTCGTGATATTTCTTCGGTAGTTGCTCCTAACATCTTCTTTGCTGGTAAGGCTTTGCAAGGTGCTAGAGCACTCAACGCTGCAAACATCAGCCGTCAAGGTCTTGGTTGGCAGTTAGGCAGTGACAAAGCTTTCCAATGGTTTGCTTCTACTGGTCTTAGTGCTGGCGTTGGTGCTGGTGTTGACTATGTCTCCGAAGCTAGCGAAGAGGACAACCTTGCTGCTACTTTGAAAAAGACTTGGCCTAGAACTTATAGCTGGATCTCTGATGATTTTGCTACTCTTGATTCTGATAGCCCTGACGTCAAACGTAACAAAAGTATTAACGAAGGAATCTACGCCGGATTGTTCAGTGATTTCCTCCAAGGTGCTGCCAAGCTGTTTAAAATCAGACGAGGCATCAAAGAGGTAACTAAGTGGATTCCTGAAAACGAAAAAGCTAAGAACGCTAAAGTATGGAAAGAGGATCCAGAAGACTTCCTGTCTGATGATCCTGTAGAAAACGTTGTTCTTAATTCTGCTAAACGGCGTACTGAAGCACTAGACGAAACAGGTGCTTATAACTTTTCCGTGTCTAACGGTGAGCTTAATGAGCCCGTATTCGGCCTTCACGAAGCCTACGATGCCGTTGAAAGCGGCTCTAGGAGTGTAGACCCCAAAGGGGTGCTTGGAGCTTCTGTAGACGCCGTACGGGTTGAGAAGAACCTTGACACTGTTTACGGACGTCTTGGCAGTGTGATGAGCGAGGGAGCTATTAAGTTCTCTAACAAAGCAGGTGATGCTGGTCAAGCTGTTATCCGAGGTCTAAAAGAGACTTTGATTGAAGCTGGTGAGTACGGCTATCGTCTTGATTCTGGACGCTACATCTCTCACAAAGAGGTGATGGCATCTGGTGATAGGATTGCTGCTGAGTTGCTAGAGATGGATGTCCCTGCAATGAAGAAGATGTTGCAGAACCTGTCAGGCAAAGACGTTGACACAGGTCTTAGTGAGCTGAACTCTGAAGCTTACGCTGGTGTTATGAAAGCCATTGGCGATTACACCAAAGAGTTTGCCAACATGGATCACTTTCGTGCTGCAGGCTATGTAGCTACTTCTACTGCTGGTCAGATTTCTGACATGGCACAAGCGTCTCGCCTTGCTGACAGCGTGTCTGCTATTAGTCGTGCACAAGAACAGGTGCTTGATCGCATTGAGTTCCTGATGCAAATCAAAGGACAAACGTCTTATGTACGTGGTCGTGCTTTGAACATGCTTAACCTGTGGGATCGTTTCACTGGCAAAGGTAATGCTAAACAGATGAAAAAGTCTGTTGAGCAGATGCGTAAAGACACCATCGACAAACTTAAAGAGATTTCTGAAGAAGCGTCTGATACTATTGATACCCTGCGTGCTGTAAAGGAGCAGCGTCCTGAAATGCTAGGACCGCTTATGCTTGCTTACGACATCACTGATGGTAGCGTCAGCTCTATGACCAAGCTTAATCAGTATGTACGTAACAGTACAGGCACTGTTAGTAAGATGTTTTTTGACAACAGCCCTGATCTAGAGTCTGTATGGCTCCAAGGTGTGTGGTCTAACATCTATAACTCTGTGCTTTCTTCTATTAGTACACCGTTGAAAGCTACGTTTAGTAACATTGCTTTGATGATTGAACGTCCTATCGCTACTTATGCTGGGGCTATGTTGTCAGGTGATGGTGCTACGCTGCGTAAAGCACACTATATGTACACTGTTGGTATTGGTGAGACCTTGGGTCGATCCTTTAACCACATGAGTCAGGTCTTTAAACGTGCCTCTGCTGACCCTTCCTCGGTTGGCTACATCATGCGTGATGACATTGTACGTAAGAATGAAGACAAGATTGCTTTGCTGAATGCCTTTGCAGATGCTGCAGAAGAGCGTGGTGAACTGGCTCCTAAAGCGATGATGACGCAAGTTGAAGCCATGAACGATTTGGCAGAGCACCCGCTCCTCCGGTTTAGTGCTAACGCTATGACGGCGTTTGACGGCTTTACTCGTTCTTTTATTGCCAACATTGAGGCAAGAGGTCGTTCTTACGACGCTTTA